GCCCTTGGAGGTCACTGTGCGGCGCAGCTCGTCGATCACCTCGGGGTACGAGAACCACGAGGGGATATCCTCGCCCGATCGCAGCCGACGTCGGAACTCTGTCCCCGAGATGGTCGCGATATCCATCCCAGACTCTACTTCGGTCACGTAGGCTTCCGAGACCCGGTCATACATGATCATGGAGGAGGTGAGAATATCGATGCCCATCTCCTCGCTGACACTCGCGACGAGCTCCTGTGCCTCGTACGGTCCGTAGAACGAGTTCCCGCTCTTGGTCTTGGAACTGGGTCCCGCGTGGTCGCGCCCAATCACAAAGTGCGTGGCGCCGTAGTTGCGCCGGATGAGCGCGTGCCACAAGGCTTCACGAGGACCCGCCATCCGCATACTGAGGGGCAGGATCCCCAGAGTTACCGACCCCGCGGGGTAGTACTTGAGGATATGCTGATAGCACTTGATGCGCGCGACGTAGTCGACGTCGCACTCCTGTGTCACTCCCACAATCGGTTGGATGAAGAGATGGGCGCCGCCCTCGATACGCGACAAGGCGTTCTTTGTCAACTCCATGTGGCACCGGTGCATGGGGTTGCGTGTTTGAAACGCGAGCACATGCTTAAGCTCTCCAAACGACGAGAACAACGCATTTGTATCGTCGGGGGAGAGCCTCAGCGACTGGAAATCCAACCACAAAGGATCGGCGACGCGAACCACAGATCCCCCGATGTAGTGCACGTTAGCGGGGAACTCGTTCAGGACAATGTTCACGTAGGGGTGGTTGTCGTCAACCGTACCGTACACCACCTTACACTCTTGCATAATATTCGGCACGTAGACACTCTCGATGGCGAGTCGCGCGATGATGGTCCCGTACTTGTCCTTCAAATCGAGTACGTCGCCCAGCGAACACGAGCTCGCCTGCTCTCCGGAAACGGGGAGGACAATCGGCATCGGCCACAACGCCCCGCCGTTGTGGGGCGCGAGGCGCATATTGTACACCACGTCCACATAGTCGTCCTCGTTCAGAAAACCGGTCAGCGGCGCAAAAGACCCGTTGAGTAAAAGTTCCAGGTCGCACAACAACCTATCGGATAAATCAATACTGCTCGTTTTAATTACTTTAGTCATTTTAATTATTTTAATTCGTTAATGATTAGGCTGGTGCTTTTAAGTTAACGGAAAGATTCATACATCGTGTAGAGGCAAAGAAAAAATAACGATTTATTGTGGATACTTTTGGTGAAATTTTTCTTGCTCTCGCTGTTCTCGGAGTGCATTTTCTCTGTCACGAAGTGCAGGAAACGTAACGTTTACAAATTCCTAATTAGGTAATACTAAATGTTAGGATGAGAAAATAGGATAAATAGTAAATTTACATTTAGTATATCTTTTACTCTTCAAAGAAATAATTACGATGCTGCATTATTCCACAACCTCGCTACACCTCAGGCAACTCATAAAAACGGTAATGGACTCAACAACAGAAGCATCAACATGATGACTAAATAAAATTTATTATTAAAATAACAAATTCAAATAAAATTGATTTCTTCGCGGTGTATAAACATCATAAACACTTAGAGCACAGGGAACCCTAATGCGCCACCGCTGACTCTGATAATATTGTTATTTACAACTGTACAAATGAAGTCAAAGATTTGAGGGACCATGATTCCGGATTCCTCAGCGTCTCCGGTGGCTGCTGTCTTGGCGGCATCGGAGGCTTCTGGGAGGATGGAAACGTTTGTCAATTTACCATAGTTAGTGCTCCCCATCGGATCCAAGGCGATAAAGTCGAGGGAATAGGAGTACATGTGGTAACCGGTGGAGACAGGGATGACGGGTGCCTGGTACCATGGCTGGACGAGGGAGTAGTAGTCTGATCCCATGTTGGCGAGCCTCTGAGTGTTCTCGTAGACGAGTGAAGTCGCGAGAATAGGGTCTGAGGAGGATGCTGGGTTCTGGATCAGGATGGAGATGGGTGGGATGGCTGCACTTGGGATGACGGATGGGGATGCTGTGGTGTAGTTGGACCACTCGGAGGATGTTGTCTTGTTTCGCACGGCAAAGAAGAGGACCTTGATGGCGTGTGAGAACCTGATGTCGTAGGTTGGGTTGGAGTTGGTGAGGGGGGAGAAGTTCTGGACGGGCGCGGTCTGGACCTGCTCGATGAGGATATCTCTTGGGGCGCATGCCATACGCTTACGCTCCTCGTTGGAGACGATGGCGTAGTTTGCCCACACCTGAGTTCCAGTGATTTCGGGTGCTCCTCCGGCGAGGTCGGAGGATGTGACGGCACGGGAGGTCTGGGCGTAGGGGGCGAGGGCTGTGTCCACCTGGTCGACGATGAGGAGGTGGGTGTAGTTGCGGAATGCAAAGTTGATACGCATGTCGTTGTAGGGGATGGCGGCGGTGGGTAGAGCGACTCCCGAGTCGCGTGTGAAGAAGAGAGGGAGGGGGAGGTTGAGGGTAAATGAGGGGATGGTGTCTCCAGCTGGGGCGGGCTGGGTGAGGTCGTCAAAGTTACCGATCATGTTCTGGTATCCGTTGAGCTTTCCGGCTGGGACGGTGAAGGCTGCCCAGAAATCGAGGTGGTAACTATCGAATCTTGCAGCAACAAGGTCATTAAAGGTGATTGCGCATTCACGCACGAGATTATGCATGAGATTACGAGTCCACCTGAGGAAGAAGCTGTCTGTCTCCCCCGACTCCACGAGAGTCGATAGGGTTACCGCCGGAATAGTTACACGCAGCCAGACTTGCAGGAGATAATCACCGGCTCGGGAGATTGACACTGACCACTCCTGGTCGAACTGAGGCTGCCCACTGGCCTTGGAAAGGGCGACAGGCACCTGTGTGAACCATGTTGCCTTTCGGGTTTCCCTCACGAAATAAGCAGTGGCATCGTCGCCGCCGTACATATATTTTTCCTGCTCATCGTATGTTGCCAGATCAATAAAACCCGAAGTAAGATTCGAAGTAGATAAAGTTGTCATTTATTTTTTTATTATAGACAAGAAATTAGTTTTTAAATAATTTTTTTTTTAATTTTTTTCTTTAACCTGATTTACACACCTTTTTTCGGTACCTAAACAGTCATGTAACAAGGAGTTTTTTAAATGAAAAAAATCACAAATCTCTGCGAACGTAAAATTGATTTTTTGCGTTTGGGGATTGTCAAAAAGAGTATACACAAACGTAAGAATGAATACCAGAAGCAGTCGATACCAAACCACCAAGGCGAAGGAAGGAAGATACTTTTTACACGTCAATAGCGCGATATGTTGGGAATGCAAAGCGGTCGCTAAGGACTTTAACACGTGCGTTGGATGCTCGACTACTTATTGCCTCAAAGGCAAGTGCACGCCCCGCAAGTGCTCTGAATGTCCCGTGAAAAAAGAAAGAAGGACCAATAGCGCCAGTCCTGCAAAAGCGGTGAGAGGACGTTTTGAGGCGAGCGACGAGATGCAGCAGATGGCGCTGAACGCTGCTCGTACGCAGTCTTACCCTCGGGGGGTTATGGTGTTCAAGAAGAAAGCGCCACGCCGTATTTCCTCCGAGACCCTCTGCGGTCTCCTCGCCGACTACAACGCCTCAGTAGCGCAATAACATTAATAAACGCATTATTCATTTAACTATATCATTACGGACAGGAAAAATGTACTCCAATAGCAGCCATAAGAATGCTAGTTTGGAAAACCATTCTTCAACCGACAACATCCTGTCGATTCATAACCAAATCCTGAAGGAGTTTCGCCTGTACGAGGAAATGCTTCCGGAGCTGCAGGCGCGTCTCCGTGGACTGGAAGAGCTTGTTGCGGACGCTGCATCTCGACCGTACCATTCACCGCCCCAGCACCGCCCCGTCATGACGAGTAGTATGCGGCTGGACAACCGCGTCAAAGACGACATGGATAAGCTGCGGCACCAGATCTCGTCCATCACCTCGAAGGAGAATATTCATTTCTACATGTTGTGCGTCGCTCCGATCTTGCAGGCTTACCGCCTGGAGTTGGAGAAGCCCATCGAGTTTAGTTTCATGGGCGGGGTGACGCCGGTGGACAGTAGCCGGATGGACGATATCCAGCAGCAGTTTTACACGCTGGTGGACAAACTGCGGAACGACCTCGACTTCATCAAGAACCTGCCCACGTATAACGGCACCGTCAACGCGCTCTTCTTCCAGCCCCACTCGACGCGTTTCGGCTCGTCTCCCAAGGACAACAACGCCCCCGTTGGGTGGAGCGACCAGTTTGTGAGCCGGAGCGGGAGTAGTGCCTATAGCAGCAGCACATCGGCGCTGGATCAAACCCGATCGGGCGGCGACGAGGACGCTTGCGCGTGCGAGTGGTGCGACGCGGATGACTGGATCATCAATAACAACACCATGGTGTGCGGGCAGTGCGGCGCCGAGAACAACATGAACCAGCTCACCTTTTCGTACAAGGACATTGACCGGATCAATATCACGACCAAGTACACGTACGACCGTCGCGTTCATTTCCGCGACTGTATCAACCAGTTCCAGGGGAAGCAGAACAGCACCATCCTTCCGGAGGTGTACGACAAGCTGATCGAGTACTTTCGGAAGCACAACCTCGTCAACGAGGACGAGGGGGTTCCTGAAGCCGCGCGCTACGAGAAAATCACGAAACGCCACGTCCTCATCTTTTTGAAGGAGATCGAGTGCACAAAGCATTACGAGGATGTGAATCTCATCTACCACAACATCACGGGGAAGAAACTCGACGACATCTCCCACCTCGAGGACGCGCTCATGAAAGACTTTGATATCCTCAGCGACCTCTACAACGAGCGGTACATCAAGACGAAAAAGATTGACCGCAAGAATTTCATAAATACACACTACGTCTTGTACCAGCTTTTGAGGAGGCACAAGTACCCCTGCTCCAAGTACGACTTTAATCTGCTGAAGACTGTAGAACGCAAAAGTTTCCACGACGACATCTGCTCCGAGCTCTTCCGCGAACTCTCGTGGAACTTTGATCCCTGCTTTTGAGATTGGTTTTTATTAATAATTTTTATTAAATATTAATAAAAAATAAAATATTGCCAGTATAATAATGACAAAGCATATGAAGGATAGAAACGCATACGATTGCGACTGTTCCACTATTTCAAATAAATCACTTAGAGATAAAAATTGATTTATTAAATGTATGTCACTCCAAAAGAAGCTTCAAAACAT